GAATAATTTTGAGCCTTATTCAAATACATTTAGAAAGAAACATATTTGTTGGTTTCCTGTATATATACAAATTGGTTTAGATAAAGATCTTGCTGATTATTTTGTATTGAAATATATTAGTAATGATTATCATAGAGCAATTTATTATAAGATTTCGGGTGAATATGCGTTTACATTGTGTTATGATGGTTATATATATATAAGAGAGAATCGTTCTCAGATTATTGTGATTATCTTCCATGTTATGTATTACCGTGTACAGCAAAAGATGTATTAGCACATAATTCATGTTGTAAGTTAAAAGATACTGCATTATTGCTGAAGGAAATTTGGGAAGATGTAAAAAAGAACTATTCTGATGCAATTGAGCAAAACATATGGTTTGAAAATGGTTATTACTACCATACAGAACATTATATAAAAAATAAGTTTATTCATTTTGATTTTTAATTTATTATATGTCAAAACAATACGATAAATTTAATTTGGAAGTTGAACAAGATCCACTTGTTCAACTTCATAAAACTGATTATAATAATTATAGTGATTTGTCACATTTTGTAGATGAATACTATAAAGCGCAAGCACTTATAAAGGAATGTGGTAATTTTTATAAATCTTTTCTTTTAAGTAAACTTTTAACCTATTCTAAACTTACAAATACTTCATACAAAGAAAATGAATATAATTTTTTTAATATTCATATAACAGGAATACCATATAAAGCTGAAACATATTGTCTATATGATATGTTTGATGATTTGGATAATGATTATAAAGGGTATTATAATTATAAGTCATTGAAAGGATATGAAAAACTTGCATATTCACGTGCAGTATTTAAGTTTAAGGAATTTTGTGATAATTCTAAAGATAAGTTATTTACTATAAGAATTGAATGTAACAGAACTTCATATTTTCCAGGAGATAAAGATAAAGAAATAAATTATTATTTTACATTTAATGATTATATTTTTAAATCATGTATGTGTGAACATTATATTTCATCATATAGTTCTATAACATATAATAATAAGTATGATGAGGTAAATAATAAAGATCTTCAATCTAAATTAAAAAAACTGGTTGATAAAGAAAAGAAATCTTTATATGATTATATGAAAGAACTTGATTTTTTATATAAAAAAGAATTTGATACATTCTATAAAGATGAATTAAAAAAATTATTTAAAACTATAAATGTTCCTATTATTTATATAAATATCGATAATGATTTAAAGGATTGTGCATATGCGTCATATAATTCATATAAGAAAAAAGTTAAATCAAAAGATATAGATAAAGATATTAAAGAACTTACAGAAAAGTATAATAATGATGGTGAGCGAACATCATTATATTTAAGTGAAATATTATCTGATGATGAAATTGATAATATGTTTGATTCTTTTGAATATAAAGGTTGGTATAGTATGTATGATTGGATCTTGAAATATATTAATGATAATTATTATAATAAGATTATTGAACTTGTAAAACGTAATATTGCAGATTCTACATATGCATATAGAACTATTATAAGAACATGTTCAGAATATAATAATAATCAAAAATTATATATTATAGGTAAACATAATGAATCACATTATTTTTGTAATCAAAATGATGTAGATAAAATTAAAATAGAACTTATAGAAAGAGAATTAGTATGTACATATATAAAAGTTAATAAACATCTTAAATACAGTTGGCCTTCGAATGCACCAACTGTTGTAAATGAATTGACGCGAACAGTTAAGTTTAATGTAGATACAAATTCTGTAAGTTCTTTTAAAGAATCAACAGATACATATGAAATAGCAAATAAAGATAGATATTAAAATTAATCTGTTACCTAAGTTTTAGGTAACAGATTTTTTTATTTAAAATATTTGATGTATCTTTGTAATATAATAAATAAGTTAGATAATTAAAAAATAAAATTATGATTAAATATATTTTTGCGTTTGTAATGTTCCTTATGGTATTTGGAATTATCTGTTTGCCATTTTATGTAATTTATCAAGGATTCGTATTGGTTGCATCTGGTTCACTATGGGGAATTCTTTCTGTTGCCGTAGGATTGATTATACTTAGGTTGTTTAAACCTATTTCAAATTTGTATGAAAATAAAGATTTTAAAATATTTTAACATATGGTTTACATTGATATTAAAACAGTTTCATATAATGAACTTAAGAATTTGATTAATTCAGAAGCATTTATGTTTGATAATGAAAATGATTCAAATGTAAATCTTACTAAATTGATTCAACCGATGTTTATTAAAATTATGTGCAGAGATACATTACGTATTAACGCATATAAGGATAATATTGGTAAAGTTCATATTATGAATGGAGAGAATGAATTTTCAGCTATTAATGAATTGATAAGTGGAAATATTTGTATTACAGATTTTCCTGAATCATTTAAGCAGTTCAATAATCTTCCATATAATGAATGGCATTCATATAATAAGAAACAAATAGAGATTACACCTGTATTTGAACTTCATATTTTGGAATGTCCTAATGAAGATGAAAAACAGTTTTATTTAAATATGATTAAATAAACATTTTTATTGTTCTTCATTATAAATAGTTGTGAAAGATTAAAATAAAATAATTAATAACTATGGACGATCAGAAACAATATATACAGGATGATAATGAGAATGTATATAAGGTTATGCCAACTCATTATCTTAAATTATCTCCATGGAATGATGGTGAGGATCGTCGTGTAATGGAGAAAGATATAAATGGATATAAGTATATATCATATAAAAACGCATGTATGATTATTAATAATCAATTTGCGAATAAGACAGAAAAATGGACACATAATGGTAAGGAGTACATTGCATCAAAAATAAATGAAGATAAATCTGTAGATGAATATACAGCTTTAATCAGTATGCTACCAAACCATAAAGCTATCCTTCATGATAGCAAGAATCTCATGAAACATTTTAAAGATGAAATGTCTCTTACAATTACATCTGAGGATAATAGTACAGAATTGAAAATGGTTAAACATAAGGGAAAGATTTATTATATTCTTCTTTTAAATAAACCATGTTCTCGAGTAAAAGCATATAATCTTTTTGGAGAATTTGTTCAATGGGTAGGAATTAAAGATTGCAAACCTATTTTTTGTGAAACAACTAAAAAATATATTTAATTATGAAATTACATAACGGCATTTATCATACAAGAAATTCATATAGTAAAGACTGTAAATTTTGGAAAGAAAAGTGTATTCCTTATATTGAATGGTATAAGAAACATCGACTTAGAAATATTCAATTGAGAGAACATAGAATTCCAGATGATTATGATAAGAGAGATGTTATGTCTCATCTTATGCATTGTTATACAGATTTATATATGCAATCACATATTGGACGTGTAAAGAAATCTGTTATACGAAAAATATTTAATTATTGGTATAAACAACCGGGCGCATATCTTAAGAATGATGAATATCTTAATTATGATATTTTAACACCATATCCTATGTATACAGGAGATAGAGATGATGTTAGATTCCCTGTAGGTGAACCGGGTTGTTTTATTCTCTATATTACATTATTTAAAAGAAATAAGAATGCTCTTACGAAGAAACAACAAAAATTATTGAATGAACTTCATTCATATAGAGAAAAATAAATAATTAAAAATAAATTTATTATGAATAATTTTGATGATGCAATAAAAAAGAAATTATTAGAAGATGTTAATAATTTCAATGATATAATTTATAATAGAAAGACTATTAATGAAAGTTCTATTAATAGAATGTTTTATTGGATTAATACATGTGATTGCGCATTTATTACTGCATTTAGATATGAATTAACAAATGTAGTAAATCCTGATAAAACATATTACGGACCTAATAATGATTGGAAAGATAAAAAGATATTCACTCATGAAGAGAATCGCATGAAGAATAAATTGCTTTATGGTGAATTACTTAAATTAAAATATGGTGTTATCAAGGTAAAAGGTGTATATCCAGAAGGTATGGATAAAGAATCATCTGAAGAAAGTTATTTAGTTGTAAATAGATTTAATGATCTTGAATTTTTAAATAATATTTTAAGATTAGGAGAATTTTATAATCAAGACTCTATCTATTATAAGCCGAAGAATAAAACATATGGTTATCTTATAGGCACGAATAATGCATACCCAGGTTATCATAAGAAAGGAGATGAAAGTACATTAAAATTAGGTACTGCTTCAAATTTTATGTCACGACTTGGAAATAAAGCATTCTCATTTATTCCAAAAAATGCTATTAAATTTAATAATAAAGAAGATGCAGTAAATACAGAATCTGAATATCAAAAGTATTGGACAGATTATTCAGGAACGTCATTTAAAGATAGAAAAAAGAACAGAACAATAAATCCTAAATTACAAGAAGCTTTAGAATTTTGGAGAACTAATTTAGGTGGTATTGATATTATTGAAAAAATGCATCCAAAAACAAGATTATGTATGTTTAGTTTTTTAAGAGAAAATTTAAATAATGAATAATAAAGATAATTAGATAATTTCAAAATATATAGAAAATAATTCTATTAAAAAGAATTGTCAATATTGGAATCATATAGATACAGATGATCAAATTTATATTAAAGATAAATTTAAACATATCAAAGATATAAAATTATCAGAATGTCTCTATATGATTCTTCATCATTTAGATAATAGGCCAATTTGTCCTATATGTCATAAAGAAATAAAACTAGAAAGATTCTCATTAGGATACAAAACATTTTGCTCTAATACATGTAAATATTCAGATAAAGGAAAACAACTTATTCATGAAAAACAAAAGGAGACATGTTTAGAAAAATATGGAGTTAATAATCCAATGAAAGATATTTCTATCAAAAATAAATCTATATCTAAATGTAAAGAAACAAATAAACGAAAATACAATGTTGAATATAATTTTCAACGTGAAGATATAAGAAAACAAATTATTCAAACAGTAAAAAATAAAACCGGTTATGAATATGCGTTTTTAAATAAAGAAAAAGTATTATATACATTACATAATAAATATGGCTCTGGTATAGATAATGTATTTCAATTAGATAGCATTAAAGATAAATCGAATAAAACAAAAGAATTAAATAATAGTTTTAATACTTCTAAATATGAAGATTTAACATATGAAATATTAAGAGAACATTATAGTAATGTAATAAGACAATTTAAATCAGAATTATATCCATTTAATTGTGATTTTTATATTGTAGATAAAGATACATATATAGAAATAAATGCAAGTTGGACACATGGCAAACATCCATTTAATGAGGATGATTTAAATGATGTTAAACTTTATAATGAATGGATGAATAAATCAGACTATTATAAGAATTCTGCTTATAATTGGAGATTTAGAGATACAAAGAAAAGGAATATTGCAAAAGAAAATAATTTAAGATATTTTGAAATATTCCCTATAAATATAGAAGATTTAAAAAATAAATTGAAAAAAATTATTCAAAAAATAGACAATTTATAAAATTTCTTCTATAAATAGATAGAATAAAGAAAATTAGGAATAATGCCTAAGAAAGTTTAGTTTGAAGAATTTGAGTAGAGATTAAAAAATAAATTTGGTGATAAGTTTAAATATATTGATTTAAGTTTAATAGATAAAGAAAACTTTAATTATTTAGATAAGTATCCTATTAAATGTTTAATACATAATAAAATAGCATATAAAGAGCCGAAAATCTTTTTAAGATCTACAACATTAAATATATGTAGTAAATGTCAAAGGGAATAGCAAGTTCGTGATTCACATAAAATGCATGAAGGTAAAGAAAGACATTATACATCAGTTGATGAATTTCTAGAGCGTTTATATTAGAAATATAAAGATAAAATAACTATTGATAAAAATGATATTTTATTAAATAAAAATGGTTCAGTAAATTTTTCATAGAAAATGAAATTTATATGTCAAAAACATGGTGAATTTTATTGTAAACCATCCGATATATTTCGTTCAACTCATGGATGCTCAAAATGTGCTAATGAATATATGAAATTAAAAAATATTCAATATGGTGAAGAACGAAGATAGTCATTTATAAATGATGCTATTAAAATTCATGGTAATCAATATGATTATTCAAAGGTTGATATAACAGGTAAACTAAAAAAAGTTGAAATTATATGTAAAGATCACGGTTCATTTTTTATGATGCCATCTTTACATTTAAGAGGTGAAGGTTGTAAACTTTGTAATAAAACAAATTTATTAAATTGTGAACGACGTTTATATCAAATATTAATTGATAATTTTCCTAATGAAGAAATTATTAAATAGTATCATAACTTTTTAGGAAGACAAAGTTTAGATTTTTATTTTCCTAAATATAAAATAGGAATAGAATATCAAGGTAAGCAACATTTTGTTACTAGTGAATATTTACATAATGACACAAGGCATTCATTAAAACATTAGAAAGAACTTGATGAAAAGAAGTTCAATAAATGTAAAGAACATAATGTTACACTTTTATATTTTACATTTGATAAATAGTATGAAAATATTGAATATTACTCAAAACTATATGTAAATATAAAAGACTTAATTGAAAAAATACAATATATAATAAATAATTACAATGTTTGCGTTAATAGTAATACAGACATTGAGCAACAAAAATTAAATACATAATAAATTATGAGCAACAAAAAAGTAGTTGGAATTGATTTAGGTACTGGAAACAGTGCGGTAGCCATCATTGAGAATGGCGTAGCTAAAGTAATTGAAAATGCAGATGGTTATAAGACAACTCCATCTGTTGTGTACATCAAGGGTGATGAAACAAAAATTGGTGCAGCCGCAAAACGTGGTATGGTAATGAATCCAAAGAATACCATTTCATTTGTAAAGCGTTTTATGGGTGCTAAATGGGATGATCCTGATGTACAGAAGATGTTAAAGATGGTAACATATGATGTTATCGATGAAAATGGAAATCCTCGTCTTAAGATTGACGATAAAACATATTCACCAGAGCAAATTTCATCTATGATTCTTAAGAATATGTATGAAGTTGCAAAGGGATTCTATGGAACAGAAGATTGTAAAGACGCTGTTATTACTGTTCCTGCATGGTTTAATGATATTCAGCGTAATGCTACAAAGGTAGCAGGTCAGTTGGCTGGTTTGAATGTTCTTCGTATTATTAATGAGCCAACTGCAGCAGTTCTTTCTTCAAATATTGATACAAAATCAGGAGACAAGATTGTTCTTGTTAATGACCTCGGTTGTAAACATTCTGTTACTGCATCCGCGCTTGCTGCTTAATCACTAAAGCAAGTGTAAAGTTAAAAACCCGTTAATTGCTGAGAGTCCCACGTTAGATATATACTAATGATAAAAATGGTCTTAAATACCGCTATTAGATGGTGACATACTAATTAGCACCAACTTTAATGTGTTGGGTATGGTAAAAAGTTTAAGAATTGGGTGACCGCCGTAAATCTTAAAATATATTAAGATAGAGCATCCAAGTATCTTGGTAACAAGATAAAGGTTCAACGACTAGAAAAAGTAATCCTATTAATTTAGGAAGAAATTTCCACGAATGCGGGTTAGTTTGGAAGTGGTACAAGTGATATAAGATAAATATTAAAAAGAATGTTTATCTTATGATTAATACAGAGTTCTTTGATTTATTGATTAAACATATACTTAAATTATATGATGAAAATAATAATGAAATTAAATTTAATGAAATAACATATAAATTTGAAAAACGAAAATTTTCATCAGTTACAAGTTTAGTTATATATGTAGATAATATATCACTAACATAGAAATAGTATCGTTCATATTTTATATTATATAAATGTAGATGTGGTCGAGAACATAAAATATTATTACAAAAATATTTCTTAAAAAAGAAATTACATTGTATTAATTGCTGTTAGGATAGAAGTTTTGATGATTATGTAATAGCGTATTATAAAGGTAAAATTAAAGAAAATAAACAAATAATATTAAAAGAATTTGATGAATATGATGATTAGTTTAAAGAAAATTATAAAAGAAATCATTTATCAAATGAAGAATTTAAAAAATATTTACCTTATATTTATAAAATTAATAATCATTTAATAACAGAAGATATATTAAATAATATAGTATATTATTATACAGAACATGTTAATAATCAATTTAAATTTACTGTTAATATTTCTTTTGATAATGGTATTACAAAAGAACCTATAAAATAGTTATATTTAAAATGTAATACATGTGGACGTATATTTAAAATACATACAAATAATATAAGATTACAAGATTTATCAAATATTCAATGTAGAAAATGTAAATTAGTAAATACTACATATCCTATTAAAAAATATAAAAATACTAATATAACATATTAGTCAGGAATTGAAAAAGAATTTATTGATTTTTGCTTTTCTAATAATATTGAAATTGAAAATGGTAAAGAAATTATTTATGAATTTGATAATAAAGTAAGAACATATATAACAGATTTTTATTTACCATAGTTTAAATATATTATAGAACTTAAAGCTAAAAATAAGTTTTATAGAGATGATTTAAAATCTGGTAAAATTGAAGCAAAAAATAAGGTATGTATTGATTATTGTAATAAAAATAATTTAGAATTTAAGTTTGTGTTTGATTATGAATTAAATGAATTTAATCAATAGCTTCTAAATGAAAGAGATAGTCTTGAGGAATGAAAGTTCCTCGGTAAGATAAAGAGCTTACAAAGTTAAATAGAAACAAATAGGGTACAGAGGATGTTTCTATTGTTGAGATTTCTGATGGTATGATTGAGGTTCTTGCATCTGATGGTGATGTGTTCCTTGGCGGTCAGAATTATGATAATGCCATTGTTCAGTGGCTTATCGATGAGTTTAAGAAAGATACAGGTATTGATTTGAGTAAGGATAAGATGGCATATGCACGTCTTGTAGAGGCAGCAGAGAAAGCAAAGTGTGAGTTGTCAACTACTACTCAGACAGAGATTAACCTTCCTTATATTACTGTATCTGATGGTGTTCCTCAGATGTTGATTAAGACTCTTAATCGCGCTACATTTGAGAGACTTACAGAAGATCTTACAAATAAGGTTGTAGAGATTGCACATCGTGCTGTAGAGAAGGCAGGTATTACAGAGGATCAGATTAGTGAGATTCTTCTTGTTGGCGGCTCTTCACGTATTCCTTCAGTTCAGGATGCATTGGAGAAGTCATTTAACAAACCTTTGAATAAGACCTGTAATTTTGATGAGGCTGTTGCACTTGGTGCTGCTATTCAGGCAAATACACTTGCAGGTAATGCAACAGAGGATTCAGTACTTCTTTTGGATGTTACACCAATTTCACTTGGTATTGAGGTAAATGGTTGTGAGATGGCTAAGTTGATTGAAGCTAATACAACTATTCCTACACGTAAGTCACAGACATTTACAACTGCAGTAGATAATCAACCAGCTGTAACTATTAAGGTACTTCAGGGTGAACGTCCAATGTCCGCTGATAATAAGGTAATTGGTACATTTAATTTGGAGGGTATTGCACCAGCTCCTAAGGGTGTTCCTCAGATTGAAGTAACATTTGATATTAATGCGGATGGTATTCTTGAAGTAACTGCAAAGGATAAGGGTACAAATAAGGAACAGAAGGTAACAATTCAGTCTCCTAACGCACTTTCTGATGAAGAGATTGCACGTATTAAGGCAGATGCTGAGAAGTTTGCAGAAGCAGAGAAGAAAGAGGAAGTTGATAAGTTGAATACTGCAGAACAATATGCAACACAGGTTCAGAAGTATATTGATGATGAGAAAACAGGTGCATCTGTTCCATCTGATAAGAAAGAAACATTGAAGACAAAGATTACTGCAGTTCTTGATGCAGTTTCTAAGAAGGATGTATCAGCAGCAGAGACTGCACGTGCAGATCTTGAAACTGTATTTAAACCTATTGTTGAGGAAATGTATAAGAATGCAGGTGGTGCAACAGCAGGTCAACCTCAGAATGAATCACAGGGAAATCCATTTGCTAATGCAGGATTTGGTGATGCAAATGCTTCAACTTCTGATACTAAGGCAGATGATGACGTTCAAGAGGCAGATTTTGAGGAAGTAAAGTAATAAAAATATAAGGTCTTGAAATATAGACCTTATTCTAAATAAGTTATATATATTATAACAATATACAATTTAGAAATAATGAAAACTATTAAAGGTGAGTAAAAGTATGTAAAGAAGGGACGTTATCATGAGAATTGTATAACGTCCCTTTTTATGTTTAAACATTAATTTATTTGATTTAAATATGACAAAAGACTTGTATGATATATTAGGTATTGAGAAAGGTTGTAATGATCAGAAAAAGATTAAAACTGCATTTAGACAACTTTCTAAGAAATACCATCCAGATATGCAGAGAGGAAAATCAGATGCAGAGGTAAAGGAAGCTGAGGAAAAGTTTAAGGATGTTAACCATGCATATGAAGTTTTGAGTGATCCTCAAAAGAAAGAGAATTATGATAATTTTGGTGATGAAAATGGAAGACCAAATCCATTTGGTGGTTCCGGTGGTTTTAATCCATTTGGTGGTGATTTTGATCCATTTGGAGGATTTAATCCATTTGGAGGATTTGGTGGAAGTTCACGTCAGAAGAAAAATCAGGTTCAACCAGGTAGGGATATTCAGATGAAGATTCCTGTATCTATTGAAGATATATTTAAGGGAGTTAAGAAGAGTGTTAAATTTAAGAGAAACGTAAGGTGTTCTGTATGTCATGGTGCAGGTGGAACTGGTCAGAAGACATGTCCAAAGTGTCATGGAACTGGTAGAATTATTCATCAGCAGCAATTTGCAATGGGGTCATTCTCTATTCATGAAGAAGTTTGTCCATTGTGTCATGGAACTGGTTTTTATGTAGAGAACAAATGTGATAAGTGTGGTGGTTCTGGATTTGATAAGAAAGAAGTAAAACTTGATATTGAATTACCATCTGGAGTACAGAATGGAGAATATCGTGTATATAGTGGTGAAGGGTCCGAATCAAAGAATATTTCAGGACCTAATGGTAATTTTATCGCTATTGCAGATTATACGTTTGATACAGATAGGTATCAGGTTGATGGGTTGAATGTAGTTGAACATATTCATGTCCCTTATTATAAATTGTTGCTTGGCTGTTCATATACTCTTAATATTCCTTCTGGTGTAAGTAAGGTTGTTAAGTTGAAGAGTTGTATTAAGGAAGGAACAATTATGAGATTAACCGGCGAAGGACTTAAGAGGTCTGATGGCCAAAAGGGTGATTACTTCATTTGTGTTCATTATCAATTTCCAGAAGACCTTAGTGCGAATGATAGAGCATTGCTTGAAGTTATAGAGAAAAACAATAAATAATATTTATTAAAACAATTTAGCTATTTTTATATATAAATAAAAATAGCTATTTTTATTTTGTAAACCATGGAAGATTTTAGTAAAGTAGAAGGTATTAAGACTAAAGCTGGAAAACCTTATGTGTAGAATAAAGAACTTATGAAAGAGATTGTACTTTCAAAGTAGAGAGATGAACTTACATATAACGCTGTTGTTATGCTTTAGTTAATTGCCGAAAATTTAGCAAAGAAAAAACATTATAAATGTCAAGAGGATAAAGAAGATTGCATACAAACAGCAATGATGGATGTTGCCATGTATTGGAGAAGCTTTGACCCTGAGAGATTTAATAATCCATTTGCTTATTATACAAGTATGTTATGTAATGGATTATCAAAAGGATGGAATAAGATATATGGTAAATTTAAAGCATCTGAGATGACAAGTCTTGACAACAATATACATTCATTTTAAAATTAAATAATATAAATTTATGCCTGCATATGATAGTTATATTGCAGAACATGGAACTGCAATAAGTGATTTAACATTGAAGAAAATGTTAGTTAATAAAAAAGATATTTAGGATAAAATTAATAATACATTTGCATATGAAGATACGCCAGCTGTAATTCCTGGTAAATCTATTGATGATACAATAGATAAACAATTAGATTCTTTGAATGAAGATACTGGTATGAATTCATTGATTACACAAGCAGCAATGATGAAAGCAAAAAGCGAGACTGATAAAAAAGAAGATTTAAAACAAAAAACAGAGCGACGTAAGAATTTCATTGAATCTATGATGTATCAGCAAGGTGAACTTTATTATCAACAACATCATTATTTTATGGATGGTAAGACAAAACGTAGAGTTCGTAAAGCAGTTGAACGTGCATATGATAAAGGTAAGTATAATAAGAGCGGAATTTATTTTGAACAACCACAAACAAAGACTATTATTAGAAAACCAAAGAATACTAATAAGGAACCAGTAAATATGCAAGATATGTTAAAGATGTAAAAATAATATATATGCTCTATTAGATATTTGATTTCTGATAGAGCATTTAATTTATATATGGATAAAGATTTAGATACTATATTAAAAGAAAAGTTTGATATTTGTTATATATTAACTTTAAGTGATAGAGAAGATAGACGTAGTAGAATGCAATATCAATTTCATAAGATGTATTTAGATGATATAGATAGAAGTGATTTTTATCATTATCATTATACTACTAAATTTCCTTATAATAAGTTAATTGCAAATGCGTTTAATGAATCAGGTTTAGGTAGATTTACAAAACCTAATGAGTATGATTGTTCAAGGAATCATTATTCTATTGTAAAGGAATGTTATGATAGAGGATTTAATAATATTTTAATAATGGAAGATGATTTAAAATTCTTAAATAATAATCAGACTTTTACTAATTTTATTGATAATATTCCTGTAGATTATGATATACTTCAATTTGGAGGATTTACTACAGATCCAAAAGCAAAAGGTATATTAGAAAAATATAATGAGAATATTTATTGGGTAAAACATAGAGATATTGGTTTATGGAATGCGTCTATGTATGCTTTATCACGAAAAGGTATGGAATATTACATTGCATTTATGGATAAATTCTTTTGGGTTGCAGATGGACCATTATTTAAAGCTCCGATAAATGATAAGTTGGTAAATACATACGTTTCTACTATACCTTTAGTTATTCAGGAAAATAAAAATATTGTTTTATCAGATATAAGAAATAATGTGAATGATAAAATAGATTATCAGAATGACAATGTATATGAATCACAAGTTAAGTTATCAGACTACTATTAAAAATTAATTTTTGATTTTTGTATAAATAAGAAAATAATTTTATATAATAATCTAAATGACTATGATTAACATGTATGACGAGGCTAATATAGATTTAGAAGAAATGATGTACCTTCAAGATGTTCAGGATGAAATAGAAGGTGATGAAGAACAAATTGAAGACGATGATATTTATGAAGATGATTATGATTTAACTTCTTCTTTTTTAGATAAACAATCTTTATTAAAAGATGATGAGCGTAGACATATAAAAGTTTTACATAAACCAACGGGAAAAATATTTTCTGGAAAGTTATATGGTAAATGCGCTGGTATTCCTGATAAGTATGTATTTTCTATGCGAGAGGTGATAGATAATAAGGAAGTTGAGCCATTGAAGACTAAGATCTTTAAATTGTCAGATCTTGTGAAGAAAAAATAAATATCATAACTAAATTATTAATAAAGGAAACTAATGGTAAAGAAAATGGCACCGCGACGGGTAAAGATTTGTCCAGGATGTCCCTCAAAAGGATTGGATTTTGATGTGACTCCACAATTTAATTTCGTTCCAGAGAAAAAACGAGATACTAAAAAAATTACAATTATCAGTGATGTAAAAAATCATATTAAAGGAAAGATTTCATCATTGTTTTAATAAAATAAGAGATTATAGTTTTTTGTATACTATAATCTCTTATTTTTATAAATCTAAATCATATGTATCTAAATTAATCATCTATAAATGTAATGTATCATGCTCTTTATCGAATTTCTATTCTATTTTCTTTATTCTTCCTTCAATTTGTGACCAATTTTTATTTGCATGATTTATTGTATCTACCATGTGATTAATTACATTTTTTTGTTTAACTACATCATGATGAATATGTTCTAAATCTCTATCCATATCCTATCCATTTTTGAATATAATGTTACCAGCACCTTTTAAATTACCGAATGCAGTAATAGCATTTATACCAATTAATGAGTTTTCATCAAAATAATATGCAACAGCTTGTTCACCAGGGGATAAATGTTTTGACATTAAATTTTGATATGCTTCTTCATAACATACGAATGGATAACGGTTGTATGAATTTATATTTGATTTAGCTGTAGGTAATATTTCGTATTGATTGTTATTCATCTTAATTAAAACTAAACTTTATATATTTATTGAAAAACAATAAATAGAATAAAGGTTTAATATCATAAAATAATGGAAAAAGATATTATATTAGCTAAAGGTAATATATAGAATGTGCTTAAACGAATAGGCGTATATAAAAGTAATTTATTTTGTATAGGTGAAGATGATATAACAAAATCAGGTGTTATTGTATGTAACGGTGATATTATTTCTTCACGTATATTAGATATTACTATAAAGGCCGGTGGTGCAACTGGTAGTATGTTATCATATAATTAGAATTATATTAATCATATAGATGTAAAATATGTTGATCCTAATGATAAAGATATAAAAACAATGTCATTTAATATACTTGATAATGATGCTTTAATTGAAATTATTAAGTTTATCACAGAAAAATAGCAAGATAAAGAAAACATCGAAAAAATTGAGAAAAACTAGCTAATTTTTGATGAAAAACTTAAAAAAATCTAGCAATTTTTAATCGAAAATAAAACACAGATAGAATGTATTGGAGAATTGAAAAACTAGATTTTAGATATGAATAATAAACTTGATGTTTTACTTACAGAAAGAAGTTTAAGACATTAATTTAATTTTACAATATAATTTATATGATGAAGAAATAGAATAATAAATTTGTATCATTTTATGATTATAAGAAAAGTAATTCATTAAGATATAAATTAATGAATGAAAATATAAAGTATAATTATGAATATACATCCTATAAGAATGAAATGATATAGTTATATGAAGAATATATAAATAGATATTTTTTAAATACAAGTATATTTAATCCATATGATAATTATATTGATTCATTAAATGAAGGATTAATTATGTCATATAATTATGATATATTTGCAGAATATCTTGAGAAATATTCAGGTATAACGGTATTGGATATTAATTATGTTGATAATAATGATGCAGATACAAAAATGTTATATTTTATTACATATGAAGATGAATATAATAAGTATAAAGATAAGTTAAAAACGTATATTAATAAATGCGGTTATTTTATTTCATTATTAAATAAGTATACATATCAAGGATTAAAGCTAGTAGATATATAGGTTGAACCAAAATTTATTGTGGAAGTAACATCAGGTATATATGATAAGTATGATTTAATATATGATAAAGAAAATGATGGTATTAAAAATAAATGTAATGGTATTTTATATCATATAACTTTGGATGCAAAATATAATAAAATAAAAGATAATGGGTTAATACCAAAATCAGGAAATAAAAAATCTATTCAT